CAGCCCGGTGCTGGTGTCGGGGTATGCCGGGTCCACGACTGGAGAGACGTCAACGAGCTGCCCGGTGTGCAGGGTGCGCAGCGGGCCGCCGTCGCTGGTCATGCTCCACTCGTCCTCCATGCAGCGGAACGCGAACGAGGACTTGGTGACGTCGCCGCGCTCCACGTACTCCACGACGTGCTGCATCGACCTCGGCGGTTCCACCTCGTACAGCAGGCCGTCGCGGTCGGTGTTCACGCCGAGCGTGCGGCCCTCGATGGTTCCGAGCAGCTGGGCGGTGTCGTGGTTGAACCGGCAGATCACCCCTGGCCACCCGTTGCCCTTGCTCCGGTTGAAGAACGCCGGGTCCACCTGCTCCACGAAGTGGCCCAGGTCGCGGCTGTAGGTGTTGAACTTCGCCGCGTACCCGCCGATGCGCCGGGGGCTGCCGTCGCGGGATTCCTCGCCGCCGGACAGGACGACGCCGACCACCGAACTGGTGTACCGGCGTTCCATCGGCCGCACACTCGACCGGCCGCCGTCATCGGCGTCGCCGTCGCTCACGTCGATGCCGAACTTCTTCGCCGCAGCGCGGATCTTCGGCATCGCCTTGTCCCCGAACGGGGACTGCGATGCCCGCGCCAGGGCGTTCCTGGTGTGCGCGGCATCGTGGACCGGGAAATGCCGCAGCGACCGGGGCACCGTCTTCCCGGACTCGTCTTTCGACCCGCCCGGTTCGATGTACGCGAACGCGTCGTCGGGCAGGTCGTTCTGGTCCGCGGTGCTGATCTGCGCCCGGTACTCATGCGCCATGACGGCGTTCCTTCCTGCTGTCCTTTTAGCCGCCGCGCGGCCTGCCGTTCCCGTTCGACGACGGCACCGGCCGCATCGGCTGCGCGCCGTCTGCCTGGGGGTTGTCCTGCGGGTTCCGTTCCACGCCGCCGGTGCCGCCCTCGCCGCCGGTGCCCTCGCCGATGATCTCCTTGATCCCGCGCGCCGCCGCCACCTGGATCTGCAGCGGCGTAAAGTCCTGGCCGTCGTAATCGTCGGCATCGGTGGGCCGCGGCAGCGGCTTCAGCCCCTCCGCCTTGCGGATCTCGTCCACGTTCATCCCGCCGATGTCCCGCGCCGCCCGGTACACCCCCCACCGCGTCTCCGGCGTCATCCGCAGCCGCGCGTCCCGGTTGAACTGCATGTACTGCGACGCGGGCAGGTACTCCGCCAGCGCCTCCTCCAGGCGCACCAGCCACGGGTCGAGGGTGTCCTGGATGAAACCGATCTGCTCCGACTCCACATTCGAATACCGCATGTCACCCGTCGACGTCGTCCCGCCGACCTTGTGCGGCGGCACCCCGTAGATCGCCGCGATCTGCGTCGCGTTCATCTGCATCGCATTGATGAACTGCGCCTCATCCGGCGGCACCACGATCGGCGTATACGTCCAATCCCGGCCCAGCACCAGCGGCTCCCGGTTCCGCTGCACCGCCACCAGCTTCCGCCGGATCACGTTCGACTGCTCTTCCTCCACCTCGTACTCGGCGTTCTTGAACACCCCCGGCGGCGCGCCCCCGGACTTGTACCACCCGGCACCATAAGCAAGAGCGTCCATGCCGGACTCGATCAGCATCTGGAAATGCTTGATCGGCGACACGCCCCGCGTCCGGCCCGGGATCGTGAACGCCCGCACCAGCAGCAACTGATCCCGCGGCACCTCACGGCCCGCGTAATAGAACCGGGTCTTCGCCGGGTTGAACGGCGAGGAGTCCTGCACCGCCACCAGCTCCGGCGGCAGCCACTCCACCGTCGTCGGGAACCCGTACCCGTCGGTCTGCGTGATCAGCCCGAACGCTGTCCCGTCCAGCGCCGCGCTGGAAACGTACTGGTACTTCCAGTCGAACTTGTTCCCAAACGCGCTCGGCTTCGCCAGCAGCTGCCCCAGCGGCATCTTCACCTGCTGGTCACCGGTGTCGCGGAACTGCTCCCACGGCAGCTGCGCCACACCCTCAGCCAGGATCCGCACACTGGAGTACACCGGCTGCAACCGGAGGGCACCGTCCACGCCGCCCGCGCCGTACTGCCGCGCCGGATGCAACGGGCCACCCACATCGAAACGTTAAATTAATCGAACATAGGGATCGTCCCAAGGGCGGTAATCGCCACGGGACGCCGCCGATGGCTCTCTGCTCTGCCATCTGCGCGGTTATACGATCCACTAGGTTCACGGGCACCACCCCCTTCCCGGTCGCAGGGGGCGAAAACCCCGTATTATAGATTCATGCCAAGAACTGCCATTTGAGGCGGGATTTACGCCCCCAGGCGCTTGGCCGCCTCGCGCCAGTGATCCCGCTCCGCCGTCAGGCTCGTGATCTGCCGGCCCCGCGACGGGCCGTGCTCGGCCTCCCACCCCACGCGCACCGCCGTCCACGACCACGCGAACACCAGCCACAACACGGCGAACGCCCGCGACGTCACCCAGCCCAGCCCGAACAAGACCGCCGCGGCCAGGGTGAGGACCGCGCGGCCGAACCGGACCTGCCTGGCCTGCGCGGTGATCTCATCCAGCGGCACCCTGGCCAGAACATCCGTGGTCATCCGACGCTCCTCAAAAGGTCATACGGCGCCTTGCGGGTGGCGAACTTGTCATGCGCCCACACAGCCAGCGTCGCCGCCACCAGCGGGCTGATATCCACATCCGTGGCCTTCCGCGACCACGCCCACCCGTCTCCCAGATCACGCTTAGTCGCGCCAGCGACCGCCGCGTCCAGGTCCGGGTGACCGTTGTGCCGCAGCGACTGCGAATCCATCACCGCATCGAAGAACCGGCCGCAGCCCTCGGTCAGCTCCCGGACATTCGGCCGGGTCACCTCAACGCGCAGGCCTTCGATCTCATCAACCAGCGACCCCGCCGGCGTCCCCGCCGCCCCATCGATCACCGTCGCCACCGGCCGGTGCTTGCGCACGATCTCCGCCAGGCGCCCCGGCAGCCACGACGTTCCCGCCCGGTGCTCGATCAGCTCCACGTCCATGTGACCGTCCGGCCGCTGCCACGCCGCTACGATCGACCCCGCCTTGTGGTCCGGCGTCACATCGGCGGAAATGGCCACCTGCCCGTGCGGCACCGGATCCGCCCGCAAGTCCATCCACGCCTGCCGCGGGATGATCAGCCACTCCTCCGGGACCTCATCCAGCCACTGGTTCAGGTACGCCCGGCGGAACTCCGCCAGCTTCCCCTCACCCGCCAGCTCCTCATACGCCGCCCGCACCGCGTCCTCTGTGACCGTCCATCCCAGCGCCGGCATGCACGCCCACCACGTCGCCGGATCCGCAGGGTCCGCGTCCTTCGGCGCGCCCCACTCGAAATACGCCACGCTCGAGGAACGCCCCGCGCGGCACCGCGCCCGGCCCGCGTCCACCTTGCTGCGCAGGTACACCGACGCCGGCGTCCCCGCCGTCGACACGATCCACAGCTGCGGCTGCGCGCGGGTCAGCATCGCCGGCTTCATCGACTGCTCGGTGCGCGCGTCCACATGCGCGAACGCCTCATCGATGAACCCCAGGTCCAGGGTGTCGCCGTGCCCGGCCTTCTCCGTCGTCGACTCGATGCCGTACTTCGACCCGTTCGACCACAAGACCGCTTCCATGCCCGTCGTCTTGCGGGTCCGGAACATCCCCCGCCGGCCGTACGGCGACGCCTCCAGCGCCGGGACGTGGTCGTCCTCCCACTTCTCCCGCGCCTTCACCCGCGTCTGCGCCGTGTAGGTGACCGTCTGCCCCGGCCACGCCACACAGCGGTGCGTGGCGACGCTCAGCTCCTCTTTCGTCTTCCCCGACTGCCGCGGAACCGTGACCACCACCGTCCGGTAAGCCAGCAGCCCCGAAGCCGGGTCCACCTCCATCGCCACGTCGGACACGAACGACTGCCACGGGATCAGCCCCGGCCAGCCCCGGCCGCGGCCAAGCGCCAGCCGCTCCGCCACCACCGCGACGTTCGGCCCGAGCGTCTCGCGGTTACTTCGTGGCGTTGCCCAGACCGGCGGGCACCGGTCGAGAGAGGGACGCGACTTCCTCATCGAAAGGATCCGGGCCGTCATCGCGCTCACTGCCCTTCACCAACTCGGTAAGCGTCGCGCGTAGCTCCCGCGCCACCGCGGCCGTCGCCAGGCCAGCGCCATCGTCCAGGAACCGCGCCAAAGTCAGCGCCGTCTCGGCAAGCCCCGCCAAACCACGCGGAAGCTCGCCGATGTCCCGCAAACTCCGCGCCGTCGCCAGCTCAACCTTCCCGCGCCTGCGCCGAGCAGTCACCGGCCCTCCATCACGCTACGTAACCGGCGGAGGGTCCCCCCTCCGATCGTCCGGGCACAAAAAATTTTGAAGACTGCGGCGTCCTGGCAAGCGGCCCTCTAAAAAATCAT